GGTGTTAAAGGTGCAATGAAAAAACCAAATGGAAAGCCAACACGTAAGGCTCTAGCTTTACGTAAATGGAAGTGCTAATAGCTGTGCTATCTCGTTAGATGGCAGCTGCCAACAAGTAGTAGTAACTTGACCTTCTGCGGAAGACAATCTTGGGGACGAAACTTAGAGGCGTTCAACAACAACTAAACTACAACCAAAGGAGATTTATTATGGCAAATGCTAGTCCAGTATCTGTCGGTAAAATCAACGCTGGTGGTTCAGAAGACGCTCTATTTCTTAAAGTATTTTCAGGCGAAGTTTTAACTTCATTTGAACGTGCTTCAGTAACTCAAGGAGCTGAAACTGTCCGTACAATCAGTAATGGTAAAAGTGCACAATTCCCTGTAATGGGCAGAATTGACGCTTCTTATCATACAGCTGGTACAGAAATCACTGGTAGTGACGTAAACCACAACGAGAAAATCATAACAATCAATGACTTATTGATATCTTCTGTCTTTCTTTCTAACATAGAAGAAGCAAAGAATCATTATGATGTTAGAGGTTCTTATTCATCCGAAATCGGTAGAGCATTGGCTTTTCAAAAAGATAAGCACATTCTACAAACAATCGGACAAGCGGCTCAGGCTTCTGCAAACGTATCTGATTCAGGCTACGCTTCAGGAACTGTCCTAACAAACACTTCAATCGCTAGTGCTACAGCTGCTACAGCTGCTAACGCTGTGATTGATTCACTCTTCGACGCTGCTAAACAGCTTGACGCAAACTTTGTGCCAAGAGAAGGACGTAAGTGCTTCATCAGACTTGAAGAGTATTATAAATTAGCAAACGCTACTAACGCTGTGAATGTTGACTTTAGTGGTCAAGGTTCTATTGCTGAAGGAAAAGTATTGAAGATTGCTGGTATTGAATTAGTACCAACACCACACTTTGTGGCTTCAGACTTCTCAGCTTCAACAAACGTTGATGGCGGTTCTGCTACAGCTGGTGGTTCAAATCCACAACAAGTTAACTTAGCTAACTATGTTGCATTGGTTTGCCATCCTTCAGCTGCGGGTACTGTTAAGCTCATGGACTTAGCAACTGAAATGGAATATGACATAAGACGTCAAGGTACATTGATGGTAGCTAAATATGCTATGGGTCACGGAGTGCTCCGTCCTGAAGCGTCTGTAGGTATTAAAGAAGCTTAATCGTTTCTTATACTTAACCTTGAGGGGATGGCTTTGGCTGTCCCCTCTTTACTGAGGAAATTATGGCAACACAAATAACACCAACTACCGAGTTACAAGCTATCAACACTATGCTCTCTGCTATTGGAGAAGCACCTGTTAACTCAATTAGCGGCGTAACAAACGTAGATGTATCTGTCGCTATAAATATCTTAGATGAAACTAGCCTTTCTGTACAAAGTGAAGGCTGGAACTTTAACACAGAATACAATGTAACTTACTCAATAGATGATGATAGTAAGATTCCATTACCTTCCAACTGCGTCCAAGCTGACGCTCATGCAACACACAGATATCAAAACGTAGTAATACGTGATGGTAAGCTGTATGACCTAGATAAACACACTGACGTTTTTACAATCGTCCCACCATTAGATGTTGTATTAGTACAACAATTTGAACAACTACCTGAATACGCTAGACGCTATATTACAGTAAAAGCCGCTAGACGTTTTGCAGCTAGATTCATAGGTGACGCTGGTTTATCTGAATTAATGAGCATAGATGAACAGGAAGCTTATAATAACTTTAAGCAGTCTGATTCTAGAAGTGAAGATGTAAACATACTAGAAGGTGACGCAAATACATATTCTATAATTAACAGACCACCTAGAAGGACTTATTAATGGCAGTAGTTTCACAGTCAATACCTAACTTCCTGAATGGCATAAGTCAACAGACCCCTACACAACGGGGTATTAATCAAGGGACTGAACAGATTAACTGTCAGAACAACATAATTAAAGGCTTAGGCAAACGCCCGCCTTCAGAATATGTAGCTACAATAGACAGTACAAATGTGTTTCCTAACACTACAAAAATATGGAACATACAAAGAGATGAAAATAATAAGTACATTGTTGCATTTTACAACGGCGGTGTTCGAGTATTTGATTTAAACGGAAATGAAAAAACTGTTAGTTACCCTGACGGAACATCTTATCTTACAACTACAAATCCTAAAAATGACTTTAAGATGGTTAACATTGCAGATTTTACTTTTGTATCTAACAAATCTATTACACCAGCACAAAGCGGTTCAACTACAGCAGCTAAAGTAGAATACTTTTACGTGGTATTTAAGGTAACCAACTTTGGTAGAGAGTATGCAATACATCTTACTCACCCTGATTTACCTTATGGTATTAATGCAATTATACAAATGCCTGATGGCAGTGACGCTAACCATGACACAGATTTTAGAGACACCGCAAAACTGATTGATATTTTTAGATATGGAACTGGTAGTCAATATTGGAACACTTCATCTAGTATAGAATTTAAACTTACTAGAGCAGACACTGGAGCAACATTAACTAGCTCACAAGGACTTTCTAATTACAGTGCAGTTACAGCAGAGTTTACATTTACAGAACACCAGTCTTCACTGCGTGGTTATGTAGTAGACCAAAACACTAGCTACACAGTAGAAACACATGATGGTGCTGGTAATGCTGAACTATATGCTGTTAAAGATGAAATACAAGATTTTACTAAGTTACCTTATTATGCAAAGTTAAATGACAAGATTAAAGTAACAGGTGACGCTGGTGATACTACATCAGATTACTATGTTAACTATGTAGGCAATGGTGTATGGGAAGAATGTATAGCACCTAACACAAGTACAGGTCTAAATGACACTACAATGCCACACGCTCTTATTAATAATAATGATGGTACATTTACATTTGCTAAACAAAGTTATACAGACAGAGACGCTGGGGACAGTATTACAAACCCTGACCCTTCATTTGTAGGGCAGAAAATACAAAACCTTACATTCTATAAAAATAGACTAGGTATATTAGCTGGGGAGAATTTAATATTATCAGGAAATGCTGATTTCTTTAATTTCTTTGCAACAACAGTAACACAAGTATTAGATACAGATATTATAGATGTAGCAGCTTCAGGTACAACTGTTAACGTATTAAGAAATTCAATATCATTTAACGAGACCTTACTGTTATTCTCCGACACATCACAGTATAAACTCGCTTCAGCAGCTGAGACAATTACCCCGACCTCAGCTGTGTTGAATGAAGTATCAACATTCTCACACAATGCTAATGTAACACCTGTAGCTTCAGGTAGATATGCTTACTTTTCACAAATACGTAATGCAAACACAGCAGTAAGAGAATATTATTCAGACAATGATACACTAACTAATGACGGTTTAGATGTTACTGTTGCGGTACAAACTTTAATACCTGACAACGCTTATTCAATATTAAGTAACACAACAGAAGATTCTTTAATAGTGCTGTGTTCAGATACAGCTGACACTCAGACAGCACCACACACTACAGGAACAGCTGTATCACCTACCAATGCCAACACAATGTATATGTACAAATACTTCTTTGATAGAGGTGAGAAAGTACAAACAGCTTGGTCTAAATGGGAATTTGCTGGTACTAAAATAATAGGTGGCATGGTAGATAATAGTTATATTTATTTATTTGTAGTAGAAGGAACAGACACAAAGTTACTACGCATTGACTTACAAGATTTATCAGATTCCACTATAGGTCATAATGTATATCTAGACCTTAAAAAATCTGTAACTGGAACTTATGATTCAGGTACTGACCTTACTACATTCACTAGCCCATATGGAGTTAAGACAGGATTACTAGCTGTAAATGCTAGCACAGGAGCTGATTACACAGCAACAAATACCACAGGTTCAACATACACACTAGAAGGAAATCACACTAGTTTAATTATAGGTGTGCCTTATGAATCTAAATATACACTATCACCACAGTACGTAAGAGAAGCTTCAGGACAAGGTTCAATAGCTGTAACTTCAGGTAGATACCAAGTGCGTACTATATCGTTTGATTATGAAAACAGTGGGTTTTTTAAAGTAGAAGTAACACCTGAGAATAGAGATACATATACTACATTTATGAATGGTTACGTTATTGGTTTAACAGGAACAATAGATAACCCAGCGATTTCGTCAGGTACTATTATTGTCCCTGTACAAAGTAGAAATACATTATTTACATTAGATATAAAGAGTAGCTCACACTTACCTATGTTTATTCCTAGTGCTGAAGTGGAAGGTTACTACCACAGACGTTCTAGGAGAATATAATTGGCATACGTGAGGCGGGCAATAGCAGCAGACATAGCTTTTCTTGCACCTAAGATAAGGCAAGCAGACAGAGACGAAATTAAAGCGTCAGATAACATAGAAGCTGGAGAGGCTCTTATGACACCTTTTCAGTATACAGGACATAGAACATGGAGTGTCATAGGAACAGAAGAAGAATATGTTGTAGGCATGTTTGGTAGTGTACCAACGTTAAAGTCTGACTATGGTGTGGCTTGGTTATTATCTAGTGATGAGTTATTTAATTACAAAAAAGAATTTATAAGACAGTCACCTGAATGGGTGGCACAAATGGGAAAAAACTATAAATATTTATACAACTGGGTAGACTGTAGAAATACAAAATCTATTAAGTGGCTTAAGCATTTAGGTTTTAAAGAAATACAACGAGATGAACATTATGGCAAAGGTAAAATGCC